TTGTACTTAAGAAAAAGCTCTCGACTGAATAAGCGCTTGAATAGGGAAGAGGTGGTGTTTCACAGCGCCAGCGCTCTTGATCAATATTGAGGCCATCTGTTAAAAGTTGGCTGTAGCCATCTCCGAAATTGATTAGTTGACGCCGTTGGGTGCGGCGTACTGGCGTGGCCATTACCAGTGGGATGTCATCAAAGTTGATGTATGCCATTACAGGATGCCTCCGCTACGTTTTTGGTTGACTAGCGTTGACATCACAATACCTTGAACTTGATTGGCAATCTGTTTCTGTGCGGCAGGGCTGAGGTTTTCGCCAGTATTTTGGACCGTTATATTCACAGAGCCAACTTGAACACTGCTTGCTCCAAGGGCTTCATTGGGGTAAATACTGCCGCTGGTCCGTGGCATAAACAGTTCAGGACCACGTTCCCCCACTAAATAAGAACCGCCTACAGAGACAGGACCTCCATTGGCTCGTTTTCCCAAGATTGAAGGGATAGTAAAACCGCTAACGCCTGTATCGCCCTTACCAAATTGGTAAGGACCCGCTCCCTTAAACAAACCTGCACCAGGTAAGAAGTTTGCGGCAAGGCCAATAAGTTGCATCTGGATATATTTGGCGATCATTTGACCGGCCATATTTAAGAAGTTATTTGCTGTGGCCTGGAAGAAATTTGCGAGAGCTTCCTGTGCGGATATGCTCCCGTTCACCATTTCGGTGAACGATGCAGAAAATGCTTGCCCGATGCCTTCTGCAGCTGTAGTAACTTGTTGTGCGGGGGATACAAGTTTTTCTAATTCGGCGCGTACTTTTTCAAGTTCTTTGGACAGTTCTCCGTCCGCTAAAAGTGGTGGAATATCAAAGGCTAATTTGTAGTCAGCATTGCTGAAACTACTAAATGCGCCGGCAAGAGCGTTTTGAGTTTTTGTAGACAAAATGTCTATGACGCCTAACTGGGCGTAAAGTTCACGAGTCTGCGCTTTTTGGGCGTCGTCAATTTGTTTTTCAGTTAGTAATTGATCCTTTGTGGCAATATTTAATTGAGTAGCAAATAAAAATGCACGTTCTTGGTCGCTTAGGGATTTACTAAATAGTTGTCGAAATGTAATCATACGTTGAATACGCGCTTTATCGGCTTCGGCACGAATTTTTTCTTCTTCTGTTGCGGAAGCGGCAATACTTAGGTCAGCTTCGGATAGCACAAGATTATCTTGAGCGTCGCTAAGTTGCTGGGAACGTAATTTTGCAATGCGCTCCAGTTCTTTTCGTTGTTGCTCAAGTTGTTGGGCGGCTTCACGATCTCTCCTTTCTTGCTCAGTTGCCGAAATAATCGCTTGTGTCCTGGCACTTTGAATACCAGCTAAGTCTAAAGCTTGCTTACGTAGCACTTCGTTTTGACGAAGTTGTTCATCTACCAGCTGTTTGTTATCTGTTGTAAGTTTTTTGTTAATTTCATACCTTTCGTTGTCGTATTTTGTGTTTATGCGAAGTTTTTCAGTTTCGAGATCTAGCTGGACATTACGGAGTTTATCCGCTTCGTTTCTTCCTGTGGTGCGGCGTTTTTCAATGTTAATTAGTTCTCGGTTAAACAGGATTTCTGCATTAGACGTTGCAAGAATTTCAGCAAAAAGAATACGAGCTTTTTCGAGTTCCTGGTTATTTTCTTTTAGGCCGTCGTTCATTTTACGAACGGCATTATCTCCGGCTATAAATTTAACTACAAGTTCTCCAGCAACTTTTAATACTTGGCCAACAGAAGAAAACGCAACATTGATACCCTTAATGATTAAATTGACGGCGTTTATAAGCGTGCCCAAGGCGGCAGCAAACGGGGCACCAATAATTCCCAGTAGGGTTGATACTGCAGCCGTAAAATCGCTCCAGGCAGCGCCAAGGACGTTTACGGCATCAGTAATGCCTCCGACTGTCCCAGGGATTGCGCCTGTTTTACGAAGAATGTCTTCTTCGATTGCAAGTTGGACTCCACGGGCATCTCCGATCTTTTTAAGTAGATCAACCTGGGTTGCAAGTGCAGTGTTTACTCGATAACCGCTTTCTTCTAGGGCTTGTAAATCTAAACGTTGAAGCGCGGAACCTAGTTGTGAGGCTTTTTGGATAGCTTGATCAAGGGCTTGCCCAATAGCACCACCAAGAATCTGTCCACCAAAGCCTGTTCCGACAAAAGAGCCAAGGATACTACCGCCTACCGCACCAGGGCCACCCCCAAACAACAAAGGAAAACCCGCGCCCAGGGCTAGGTTTTCAAGAAAAGATGCGCGTCCCGCGCCAACGCCACTCCTCTGGCGCCTACTCACGGGTCCTTCACTAGGAGGAGAAATAGTTCCTCCTGGAGTTACAAGACGTCCGGCAACTCGAGCCTGTGTAGCAGCTTCTTGCTCCAGGGTGGGAAGACCCCGGGACGTACGCATCAGATTTTCAAGTTTGCGCTCATAGGCGTCAAGTTTTTGGCTGGCTTCAGCCCATGTGTTGGCTAAGTTTTGTACGGCGACATCTTGCTTTTTTATATCGCCACTGCCTCGTATAAATGTTGCACCTAGAAATTCTTCAAACCCGGCAAGTTGTTGGTTGATTGCACTTACAGACTCGCCAATTTTTCTTTCACCGTTGACAAATTCGCGGACAATATCATTTACTTGCTTGCTTAAAATCCCGGAAGCATCTCTAGCTGCTCCACGACCTCCGATGTTTAGGGCCAGCGGGGTTTTGTTGATGCTTTGAACTACTTTTTCTAGGCGTGATGCCTGGTTTATTACGGCGTCGAGGTACCGCTGACCGCCTACCCCAAGCTGGATATTGACTGAGTAGTCCACCTTGTGCCCGAGTTTGGTCTTCTACTATCTTACCGGCCTCGCATCGTCCCGGCTTGTTTGGCGCTACGTGACGCTTTTTCTTCGTTCTCGTGTTTAACTTCAAAAAAAGCTGCCCAAGCGATTAGTTCTTCCTGGGTCAACTCAAAGGCAAGTTGGCGCACTGTCATTTTCAATTCTGTGGCCAGAAAAAAAATGAAGTACCAGTCGGAATTAGCTTTTTAGGGCGGCCTTCGCTTCCTCCACCTTGGTTTCGGTGCCCGAGGTCAACATGGCAAGTTGGATGTCTTGTAGGATGCTGGCCTCGACTTCGCGGCGAAGGGCGGCACGATCGCCATCGGCAAATAGACGTTTGCCGTCTTTGTCGAGAGCTTTTTCCAGCATCAGGCTCAAAGCAAAATCACCGGCGTCGTCGGCGTTGGACTTTTTCTGGATTGACTCGCGCTCGGCAATGGTCAGTGGGTGCCAGTAGATCTCCAGTACGGTTTCGCCTTCAACCTTGACTTCGTGCCTGTATAGCTGGCTGACGCCAAACTTGTTACGGAGCAGTTCAACGGCTCGCATGAGGAAAGAGCTGGTTATTCAATAATACATTAGGGGTTTGCTGTGAATTGGCAAGAGATCAGTCCCACAAAATGGGAACGGTCTTCAATGTCTAAAGGGGTGGGGCCTACGACGTCGAGTACGCGAGGGTCACAGGTGTAGGGATCGGCATACCCTGAAGCATTGACAGAGATGAGGCCGTCAATCACAGCTTCACTGATGGTGTTCAGTGTTGCGGTGCCGGCTGTCTTAGGCACGTAAACATTACAAGTTATTACGCCGGCGTAGAAGTCAGAGGCAGCGCCCATGTTTTGTAGGGTGGAACGGTTGAAGTTCACCGACATCGCAATATATTTTGTGGTTTTGCTTGGGACGGTATACGGCATGTTGTCGAACACCATTGTCACTGTGTTATCAACAGCGGCAACCGCATCTCGGACGGCTCTCTCAAATGCGGCGCGGACGTCTACAAGTGCCACGGCTTAAATCCTCTCGTAAGAAACATAGTCACGACCACGCAGGAAGCCCATAAAGCCTGAACCTTTTGTGGTTCCAACAAATATTTGTGGGCCACGACGCTCTTGGAAACTACTTTGAAGCAATGATCGTAATTCGCCCTGAATAAATCTGGCAACTTTTGGATTTTCTAGGGCATAAGCCGCGTACTTTGTGGCGTTACCAATAAACACTTTGTCATTAAACTTAAATGTCGGCACCTTGAAACGAGGTTCAATACGAAAAGCAGCCACATCGCCTTTGTCACGACGTTTTTTAAGGCCACTCCATGGGGCAAAATCTTGTACACGGTCGGTTGGTCTAGTGCGTTGTGTGCTGGCTTTCCAACTAGATGCAAAGAATCCTGTGTAAACAGGACTATGTTCTTTGCTGCCTAATCCTTCAACTGCTAATTGAATAAAAGCATTAAAATCGCTATTTAGTTGTTGCTGAAGATCAGGAACAATGTTGTTGATACCGCGCTTTCGTGCCATCAGAAACGTACCAAAAGGATAAAGAGGTAGGTTTGGCCGCCACTGTAGGTGCGGATGTCTGTTATTTGAGCGGTGCGGGCAGCGCCACTGAAAGTAAGAATAATTTCGTCTTGTAGAGTAGGTTGGTTATTACCTATTAAGTTTGGACTGAGATATATCTTGGCCTGACGCTGTTCACGACCTTCTTCCTCTTCGGATGTAACGTATTCAATGGGTACTGCAATGCCTGCATAAGTAGTATTAGTTGTTGTTACAGCGCCAGTATCTATGTTGTGTGTTGGGTTTAATTTTCGTGTGTATGTAATACTTGTGTTGAGGGCCGCGCCGAGATCGGCGACGACCTCTTGGGCGACAGACTTGAATAACGTGTCGAGTGCTCCAGGCATGTCAACCTCGGAATAGACGGACGGCGTAGTTAGCTGCGCCACTCATGCAATAGGGACCGAGGTAGGTCTGGAGCCAAGGGTAGACGTCGAAAACGTTGTTGATGACGCCGCTGGTTTGGCTGGTCTTGTTGTACTTGACTTGGAGGTCGCCCAGCTTTACTTCGTCGTAGATGCCGGTAGTGCCGGTGCTGTCAGTGATAGCGCCGGTGTCGTTGGCTAGGGCTCGGGCTAATTCAAACGTGGCGACTTTGATGTCGGTGGGAATCAGGCTGCACGCCAGGTCAATGTCATCGACTGTGTAGTTTTCACGCGGCCATTTGAGGGCTTGAGTGGTGGTGCAGCGGTCGCCGTAAAAACTCAGGGCGTTGATCCAGCGAGTGGAGGAGATTAGGGCGCGGTTCTTTTGGTCGTCCGTTTTGTCGGTCCAGGTGGACGAATCTGGAACTGTCTCGAAATAGGTGTTGGCAGCCGCCAGCGTCACATACGAATTGGCCGAAGCTCCAG